TTCTTCTGACCATCTTTTGTTAACATTGTTGCTGTTATCCCATCCATGATGCGCTTACGTTTTCTCTATGGTCCTTTTTAGGTTTTTGCCTGTTTAACTTAGGAAACAACTCAGTCATTGCCCATACCATTGCATCAACTCTATCTGGTGAGCCATCCCCTTGATAGCCAGCAGATGTAACCTGACACATTTGGGTTTCTAGTTTGTCAAAGGTTCCTACATGACTAACACGCCCTAACTGATACAAAGCTGAGATAGGTTCTGCTCTAACGTGCTTACCTTTTGTCGCCCTGACTTCAATAATTCTTATTCCCGGTCTTACGCTTTCTAAAGTATGGCGAACCATATCGCCACCTTGATTAATTTCAATCACTATAGCATCAGCAGACCACTTGTCATAAGCTGCTATTGTTTGTTCTGCCCACTGCTTCGGGGAGCCATGCCTCGATAAATCGTCAAGCACATAACCCCGATTATCTTCACCAATACCGCAAACTATAATGCCGTGTTCGTCCCCACCTTCCTCGCTTACTGCTGGGTCTACCGCTACTACAATGCGGTTCATTTCAGGTGGGTCAGACCTTCTGTGAGCGTGTATCGTAGCCCTATCCCATATTGCGCCCTTAACTCTCGGCTCGTATTCTCCATCCCAGATGTGAGCATATCGTTCTACATTATGCTTTTTATCAAATAAGCGTTCTTCTTCTAATTCACTCGGGAAAAATTGATTGCTGTCATAATTGGATTTAACAACTATCGAATTTTCTGGGATATTTTCTGATCTTAAAAATTGGTCAACAGCGTCCGTTTCGTTTCTAGGGTTCCAAGAAAACCAAATTTCAGACCCGTCTGCTCTAATTGTGGGTCTTAATAGTTCAAGCGATCTAGCCGATAAATTACTGGCTTCTTCCACCCAAGCAACGTGTATATTTTCTAAACTTTTTATGCTTTCTGCTGTATGGTCTTGCATACCAGTAAAGCTAATTAATCCGTCACCGGGAGTCTTTATTTGGTTTGTTTGTATAACAAACTTGCCACCTAAATTTAACCTATCTATAGTGTCGCTTACTAATCTTAGTGCGCTTTCTTTCAAAGATCGTTGGACTTCTCTTATACAAATTGCCCGGAAACCTTTTCGACTCACCGCCCTAATAACAAGCATTGTGGCAAAATTATGAGATTTGCCTGAGCCTCTACCGCCATAAGCACCTCTGTATCTGGCTTTTTCTTCCCACAGTGGTTTAAATACCTCTGGAACAATATGTTGGGTCATTCAAATTTTATTTCTACATTGACCCTTTGGTCTAATTCGCCCGATAACTCTGTTTCTGTTCTTTCTGACCAACGCATTCGAGCCTTAGACCACCATATTGCTGCGCTGGTATCACCATTGATAGCTTTATTATATAACGTCCCACCTATTTTTGCGTTCGCTTTAATAGATGCTGTTGTTATTTCTTCCTCATAATATTTACGCAATGTTTTAGGGTCTATTCCTATCACCCTTGCAATGCCATCTTGAGGTATTCCTACAGCAGCCATTTGCTCTACTATCTTTCTTGATTCGTCATCAGGCTTGTGCGGTGGTTTTGTTTTCATTATACCGCCTCTTTTATTAACGGGAAATTCTCTCCGCTACCCTCTAATTCAGCCCGTTCGCCTGTGAAATTCTGCCATCTTTCAACAGCAACATCACAATACTGAGGAGATAGTTCCATTGCGTAAATACTACGCCCCGTCATCTCTCCAGCTATTATTGTCGAACCTGATCCGCTAAAAACATCAAGTACAACGTCTTCGCCTTTGCTGCTATTTAAAACCGCCTCTTTTGGCAGTGCCACTGGCTTTTGTGTTGGATGTTTGTAAGTGGCTTGTGCGTCTCTACTAATATCCCACACCGTTGTTTTACTTCTATCCCCACAAAAATAGTGCTTCCCAGAACCTTCTTTCCAGCCGTACAAAATTGGTTCGTGTTGCGCTCTGTAATCTTGCCATCCCATACCCGCGGATTGTTTAACCCAAATAATAGTGCTACTTTTTTTAAACGCTTCCGCAAACGCTGTTTCGAAACTAATTTTTGGTGCCGACTGACTATCTGGGTGGCATACATAAATACAAGCAAGAGGCTTCATGGCTATGTGTAAGGTTGAAAAAACACCCCGACAAAATTTGTCAAAATCTTCTGCCCCCATCGCATCGTTCTGAATGGCGCCTAAGTTATTCTTTCCTCTTCCCGAATAATCCACATTATATGGAGGGTCAGTAAACACCATATCGGCCTTTTGCCCATCCATCAGCTTATCAACTGCATCAATGCTGGTACTATCCCCACACATAAGCCTGTGTTTGCCCAATAACCAAACGTCACCCTCTTTTGTTACAGGCTCGTCTGGTACTTCGGGAACCTCGTCCGGGTCTGTTAGTCCCTCCGTTGTTTCCACAAAGATATTAGCCAACTCGTCTTCATTGAAACCAATCAACGATAGATCGAAACCATCTTGGTTTAAACCGCCCATCTCAAGGGAGAGCATTTCCATATCCCAATCCGCATTGAGGGCCAGCTTATTATCAGCAATAATATATGCTTTGCGCTGACTTTCTGTAAGATGAGATAGTTCTATTGTTGGGACTTTGCCCATGCCTAACTTCCGGGCTGCCAACACCCTACCATGACCAGCTATAATCCCATTGTCGCCGTCTATTAAAATTGGGTTATTAAATCCAAACTCTTTTATGCTTGCTGCTATTTGGGATACTTGTTGATCTGAATGAGTCCTAGAATTGTTTATGTAGGGTATTAATTCAGATAAACTTGTCTGGCTAACTTGCATTCCACAAACTTCCAAACCGATACATTACCATATGCTCCAGTTTTTACTGACAGTATCTTTATAAGATTCTAATATAGATAAAGATTCTTTATACGCCTCGTTCCTATTGGGCGTTTTTTTATTGTCCGGTAAATACTGGCCTTCTCTGTTTCTAGCTCTGCGTTTCTTTTTAACCATCTGAGAATCCTTTTTTGGTTGTTCTCAATTAAAAATTCCAGCCAATAATATAGTTGCTGCAACACCATTCAACAAGATTAAACTTCTGTCATGCCACCACATACCGACTAAAAACCAACCAGATGTCCCGACAAGACTTAAATAAATATCCCAATCTTGGTATCCAGAAGCTCGGCAAGTGATAGCTATAATCAAACATAAACTAGCACCCCATTTCACGAACCACGACTTATCGTGTAGCGGAGTGATTTTCATTGCCTGTGCTAACTATCCTATTTTTTTAAATCATTTCTATCGGTGGTGTAGTCGCAGGGAGGCTTTTAATATAAAATCATCATAAAGATTGCAAAACAAATAACAACAAATCCCAAGGCTAAAATTGCTTCAGTTTTGTCGATCATTTCTTTTTACGGCTTATCTTTTTTTTGTATTTTTTAGCTGCTTTCATACCCTTCGCTGTGTAAGCAAATTTCTTACCCCCAACTTTTGGCATTTCAAACTCCCAAATTATTAATCAGTGTACTTGCAAATTTATGTCATAATCCATCAAGCCAATAATGCCTCTAGCCATAAACGCATCAGCAAAGCCTTCTGCATCGTTTTCCGATTCAAACTCTACAACTATACGAGCCTCATAGACCCTAGTCCCATTTCTTTCGGATTCTATGACATCAATTCTTTCGGTTTCCATTTTTTCGGCTTCCATAAATTCCCCTATAAAAAATCCCGTGGCCTATTTTTAGACGCACGGGTGCAAACCCCAATATAAAGTAGTGAAAAATTGTGTCAACTACAAAATATGCACAACAAGGTCAAAAAGTGCTGCGAGAACGTCTATAATGTTCATTATGTTTTCTAAGCCTCTCTTTTAATTGAGTTTTTAAAATTTTCATCCACTTTAATTAATTCGCCTTTTTTATTATAAATTGCCTTAATATTGTCATAATCTTGAAAAAGTTCTGGCAAATCCACATTATCAGTTAAAAGAATTTCTGCTTTGCCTTCGCATTCGTGGCATTCCACGTCATCATAATCTACGAAAGCCCCACTTGAGTTATAACCGCCAGACACTTTTGTTTGTTGTCCAGTTCCGCTACATACGTCACATTCTATAAAAAACTGCATTACTTACTCCCCTTTATTTCTAAAAGTTCTTGAAAAATAGTGTTCAACTCACCAAACAATCTGTCAGGAACACCTCGGCACATAACGGCTTTATCCAGCAGTAGGTCAAAGTCATCTAGTAGCTCTTGCATATCCTGCGAGTTTTTTTCTTTAATTTCTGCTGATTTTACAATACTCATTATGCTGACCCCCCTTTTGCGTCGTAAGCATCTAGGGACTGTATGATCCCCTCTCTCAAATCATAATTGACCATCCGGACAAATTCGCTGGCATCAATATACTCGTCCTCAAAACCGCCAGCGACAGCGTCGTCATAGTCATACCGAATAATAAAGTCCTCACAATTTTCATGCGTCCAATTTTTTATCATTTTAACCATTTTGTTTCTCCTTGTTGTTTCATAAACTCAGTATATTCTATAATCATTTCATTGTAAAGCATTAATTTACAAATAATTCAATTGCTTAATAAAAAAGTAAAATATATGCATTTCTAGGGGGGTTTGTTTGCGTTAAATTGCTTTGTACGCCGTTTTAAGCGTTATGGGAAGCGTTTTAGCTTTCTCAGGTATATTTTAACCAAAACACTCTAAGATCGCTCCCAGCGGTAAAATAAATGGCTTCCAATTTTTCCTGTAAAAGTTTTTTTGATATTCCATTGTGGGTTTACATAATGCGCATGATAGTGAGTCGCCCCATTGGTAACGTCCTCTATCTTTCCTTCCAGAACCATTCTAGCGATTAGTTTACTCCACTTCCACGCTTCTTTGTTCATTGGTAAATCGCTCTTGCCGTCACAATACCAAGAAAATTGACATTGATTTTTTTTCGGAAACCCATTGTGATTCTTTTTTGCTTGCCTGACCACCTCGCAAACATCGTTAGGATACCTTGGGTCGGCAACTCGATTAAGTACAACCATCGCTGGCGCTGCCATTGCCATCACCCCAAATTTATCTTCTGACCTAGCTTCCCAGAAAATATTCAGTGCCAGACATAAAATCGCTGACATTATTCATCTCTCAAGTGATAGGGTCTGTCACCCTTTTTTAATTTATACATTATAAACGGCTCCCCTTTAAAATCGTTTAACGTGATGGATTTAGCATCAGGGCTTGGTTTTTGCTTACCTGTATGTACCCATTCTAAATTTGGATTCCCTTCAGTTTGTCTATTCACTGTGTCAATAAATTCCTTATTTTCAATATAAAAACTTATTTTTGTAATTAAAGAAACTAGCATATAAAGCTCAAACATTAGTACTCCTTAATAATTTCCTCAAAAGAATCAAGACTGCAATAACCACCCTCCATGATGGTATCAATTACTTGGTTGAATTTTTTTGTCCCGAATCTATTTTTTATTTTCTCTGACCATCGAATATAACGGCTAACGTCTTTCGGTTCGTAATCGCTATTTGATTTATTACCGCTAGGTAAATCCATCGCCAGATAATCCAATGTTACCATTCCGACATCGCCCCTTAAATAATTAATTGCCTTCCTTATACCCCAGCAGCTTTCCAATAAAACATTATTTAGCTTTTTTTTCTGGGACCACATCAACAACGGGTCGGGCTTGCATTTAATTAAAGTTTGTTGGGTCGCAAATTTATACGCCTCTTGCGATTGCTCTTTTAGGTCAATCATTAATTCTTCCAGACAATATCTTTAGCCCATTTTTCATTTCGGTTATACCCTTCTTGAACTTCTATCGCCTTTTCCCAATCCGTAATTTTAGCAATTTCCCTTATACGCTTATCAACTTTTAATTTTGTCCATTCTTCCTGTCCCTCTGGTTTGCCTGTATGACCTAAGTTTTGAATCTGACGGCATTTACTGACCAAATAATTTTCTCTTTTTGTATAGGGGAAATCCTGTTCTTTTAAATTGCAATAAGCATCAAAAATAATTTCTGGTGAAAAGACCAGTAATTGCCTTGCAAGAAAACTTCTACAACCATTCATATTTTTTCCTGTTGAACCAAGCCAAGACAGAACTTCGTCATATATTTTTGCTTGGTAATCTTCCTTATTAGATTGGATTAGATTAGATTGTACCCTTTCATTTTTACTAGTTTTATTTGTTTTCAAAGAGTTACAATTTTTTTGCGAGGATTTTACAACGATTTTATCTTGATTTTGTAACGATTTTACACCGATTTTATATCCATTTCGATTAAACCCCTCCTCAATTTTTGAGTGGAACCACACCCCTTCTGATAAATCAAAGTAAGGTGAAATTTCTTTTTTTATCCGCTTCCATGCCGTCCCATGCACTCGCAAAATACGCCCCATTTTTTTATCATCATCTTCCAGCCAACCCTTTTTCTTCCAAGTATAAAAAAGAATCAGACAGTACGCCCCATGAGCGTCTAAAGATAAATCCGCAGTGTCAGAAAGATAATCACTAACGAAAAAAGGCATATAAGGTAATTTACTCATTTTGACCTCCAGTGTTTTCCTATGCCCTCGCATGATACTATACCAGCTTGGCGAATTAAATCGTTTTCCTTATACCAATTTATAATACGATCCCTAACAGCCCCCCATCCTAACCCGAACGGCAAATTTCTCCCAGTTATTATTTCATAACTTTCCTCGCTGGAAATATTGTTAGACTTTAAATATTTGATATGTTCGCTTGCGATGTCATTCATTTCAGTTTTAAACATCGTAAATGCACCCCTCTATCCCACAAGGAAAAACCGACTCTGCTGGTCGGTTGTTTTCATAAAGATTTATTCCGCATTGATCGCATTTTCCCGTTTTGCTAATTAATAGTTTTATTCTTTTCCGCATATTCTCACCCTTCCTAAATTTCTTTTTTACTTTTTCAATATTTCTTGTATTGCCATGAGTTTTATACATTATCTCTTCCAGTAACATCTACTCCGCATAATTCGCAAACCAAACTAACCCCAGTGTATAGCGCCCAGCAATCCTCGCTATTAACTAATTTATTACACCAACGGCAATTCTTATAAGTTACCTGATCCCCATCGCAGCAATGAATAAAACCATTGTGGCAGCCATCGTAGTCACAAGGCATTTGATTAATTTGCCCTTTGCCGTGGCATTGTGGGCAGTTCATCTCCGCACCTCTACAATTTTGACATTATGCAGTGCCTCGACCAACTTTTTCTTTAGCCTGTAAACTGGGGTCTTAAAACCTTTAACATCTTCGCAGACATATTTATCATATTCGTAATAATCAAAGTCGGCTCTATATGAGCAAATTTTTTTCCCATTAATGACGCAATCAAATTTAGGCTGAAGCCTCAGATCAGAAATTGCGTTGGCTTTTTCCAGCAACTTCAATTCCGTGTATCTTTTCGCCTCAGCCTTTGAGTCAAAAATGATCCCGTCAACTTCGGTTTTTTTATTTCGGTATTTCAGCAATTTTATAGACTATACTCTGCGACCTTTTTACCGCTTTTAGTTTCAATCATTTCAGTCTTAATTGCGTGACCTTTATTTCTTAGCTCAAAAATTCTTGCACCAAGCCTTAAAGTCCCAAACAACTCAAGCCCACCAAAGGAAGTAATCTTATTTCCTTTTTTTAAATAAGCCAAAATTTTGGTATTTTGCGAATCGGTCTTAGACATTATCTTCTCCTATAAAAATGTCGGGTCGAAGCTCACTCCGTTTCACCCGTGTTATATTTGAAAAATCAACTAGCCTTTTAATTGGGATTTCTTCCCACTGGTAGATTGCCTGTCGTGATACACCTAGTCTGTTGGCAACCTGCTCCACCCCCCCTGCGTTTTTGCATATTCTTATAATTTCGTCTTTATCCATTATTTCACACTAACCCTTTTCATTTATTTTGTAAATATTTGATTTACTATTTAACAACTCTCCCCAGATACCGCTATAGGCAACCGCATCAAGTAAATTGTCATAATTATTTTTCCCGACTTCTTGACGTGCCAATTTTAATAACACCATACAAAAGGCAACTTGCTCTGGGGCAATTTCTGTTTTTAGATACGCCCCCCACAATTCAGCTATTCTATTATGCAGCTCAATATAATCGCCGTGGCTTGTCCTATCACCAGAAACAAGCAGCTTTGCTTCGCCTAAAATTTTACTTGGCGTTCTCATATCAGTACCAGCGCAATAAAGCCCATTAAAAAAATCATGGAAACGCCTAAAAAATCTTTTAAAAAATTCATCGTAAGGTTCCTCCTTTTTTCAAACTTCAATAATAAAATATTATTTATTAACATTACCTTAAATTCATTTCAGCTTTTTGATAACTTAGCTCAGTTCTTTTCATATCAATCCAAGTCCTATAAACATCATAGGAAATTTTTGCAATTAGACTTAGGGTTCGTGCTTCGGCTAACTCTTGTAAATGGTTTTGAAATTCATCACTAGCTCTTGCTGCCCTTTCTTTTGATGCCTCACTGCCGTCCATTTTACCAGCTATTTGGCACAGTATGCTTTTAGTCGCATCGTCCAACGCCTTAAACTGGGCATCTTTATCAGCCCAAGACTTTCCTCTAACACTTAATTCATGTGCAACCTTATCTGGGTCAAAATTCATAATTTACACCTCCAAGTCTTAAAACAAATTCTTCCGCATTGCTCCAACTATCTATCTCATTTTCAAACCTATTATATAAATCAAACAAAACATCAGTGACAATTTTGGGGTCAATTTTTTTATCTACCCACCAGTTTTCCTCACCATGATTATGCTGGTCGCTATGACATAGGGCGCATAAGGGGACTGTAAAATTGTCACTGGGCTTTAAGCCTGTCCCACAAGGGGCAATATACCTAACGTGCGCAGCTTGGCTTCTCGCTCGTGTTTTACAGATAGCACAGGGTAAACTGCGGATGTAATCCAAATACTTTTTGTCTCGTTTAAAAACTGTTTTTTTGATTTGCATAACTAGCCTTTGAAAAAGTGGGTGGACAGCCAAGGAGGTGAAGGAGATTGAGGGCAACCGCCCACCCGAAGTATGAAACGCCCTCAAAACGGAATTTTATCATCCAATTCTTCTGGAATAGTTTCTGGTTTTTCTAAGTCCTCGTAACTTCTTTTATTCTGATAACCAGCAGATTCATTTTTTTTAGTTTCTACAAAATCAGTCATCTGTATTGAAAAAAAACTCCCATAAGGACCAATTTTATCCCAACCACCAAGCGACACTTTTTCGCCAGCTTTCAAATCCCTGTGGGCGGTAATAGACCCAGTTATATCAGGATGCTTATCAAGCGTCTTGTATTTATTAACACTCAAAGTTCCATCGCCGTCTTTAGGTTCGTATGCCATTCTCTAACTCCTCTGCTCTTTTTTTAAAATGTTGCGATAATCCTAAATAATTTTTTTTATCATCAGTAGGGTC